TCACGGGTCGTTAGTGAGTGTCGCATGCGACTGTGGCGACTCATGTGCGCTGCTGGCCTTGAACACGTGTACTACGTGGATACTGACTCACTCTTTCTCGACCGTGATGGCTCCCAACGTCTTCGAAGTTACGTTAAAAGGGGTAAGGGATGGGGCGTCCGGGTCAAGACCCGACACCGAGAAGTCACCATCCTCGGCCCCCGCCAGCTCATCACCGCCCGTGACGGACTACGCGTCTCCGGTCTGCCACGATCCGCAGTGCGATCTGTGGAAGCTGATTCATCGCACTATGCCGCAGACGTGACCGAGTCGTTCCGCGGGGGCGCCTCGTCCGGGCGCGGGGGCGAGGTCGTGACGCGATCGCGCCCGTTCCGGCTCAAGGGGACCGACGAGCGGCGGGTCCACCTTGCCGGCGGGTTCACCGAGGCGAGGACGGCATGATGGATGCCGAACGCAAAGCCGAGATCCGGACGCGGTGTGATCCGTCGCAACGTCAACCTTGTCGCGCATATCTAGAGGACGTCCCCGACCTGCTCGCCGCCATAGACAAACTGACCGCCCGGAACGCCAAGCTGGAGGCGGTGGCCGAGTCAGGAAAGGCCGAGCACCTCGCCGCGACGGCGTTTCTGTACGCCTACGAAATCACCATCGACAAGTTGGTCGCGACCGACGCAGGCGACCACCTGAACGCCTGCCGGGTTCACTTCGCTAGGGACTCGGCCGCCCTGGACGCCCTCGATGGCTGAGGCGAAGCGTGACTTCGAGCAGGTGTACTCATACAACTCGCGAGGCTGCGAATGTGGGTGCAAGGCGGCGGTCGACATCGTGAAGGACCTGCGCAAGCAAGGTCGCCTAACGGGTGAGGCCGACTATCTGGTCAATCACCTGCCCGCCCTGCTAGCCGCCATAGACGACCTGGAAGCCGAGAAGGCCGCCGTTTACCGCGAACGTGACCAGATCGTCGCCGTGCTGTCGAAGTTGTGGCCCTCGCACCTCGCTAAGCATCTAGGTGAGTGGGAGGATGACTGGCGCAACATCGTGTGCATCCACTCCCCCGTCGGCCAAGTCTCGTGGCATATCCACGACTCGGAAATGTCCCTGTTCAACCACTTGGAAATCACCCTGAGCGATTGGGACGGGCATACGACGCCCGAGAAGTACGAGCGGCTGAGCGAGTGGCCCGGATTATGAAGGAGGCGTGATGGACCTCAGAGACATGCCAGCGTTGGACCTGCTCAGGACTGGTCTCGAAGGTGGGGTCAAGCCCGAGAGGTGTCAGCAGTACGTGATGACACAACCGTTCAAGGAGGGAGGCTATGCGACCAGGTGCTCGAAGCCTCCTCGTCATCAACTCAAGGATGGAACCTGGGATTGTGGGGGTCACCGTGGACCGTGAGCAGATCGAAAACGAACGGTTGCGTCATGCGATAACGGGAATCTCGCGGGTCGTTCCTGTGACCCCAACAGCCGTCAACATTGTAAGGGATCTGCGGAAGCAGGGCCGTCTAACCGGCGAACCTGATTACCTAATCCACCACCTTCCGGCCCTGCTAGCCGCCATAGACGAACTGGAAGCGAAGGTGGCCGAACAAGATCACATAATCCGCAACAGCGGGCGCATCAAACACGTTCTGGAACTCGAAGCCATGCGGGACAGAGTGCTGGCGCTGCACCAGAAGGTGCGAAGCCAAAGTTTATGTGGCCCTGGTGACTTCTGCGTCGAAGATGGCAGGTCATGGCCCTGCGAGACAGTCCGCGCGGCGACCGATGCCTGGGAGAGGTGGGGCTGTGATGGACCGTGAGCAGAGCGCCGTCTTGCTTATCAAGCAGGGCCGCAGGTGGCTCACCTTAACTGATGAGGACATTCAGCGGGGTGCTCGCGCCGTCATCAGCGACCCTCACTATCGGACCGAAATCTGGAGGGACGCCCGGCTGCACTCTGAAGAGTGCTGCTCGTGCCCCTCAGTCGCATCCCTGGACGCGGCCTACAAGTTGTTAGGAGGACGCAATGGTTGACCGTGAGCAGATACGAGCACGAGCCGAGGCGGCACGGGGCTTGCAATCCACACGAGCGCAGCAGGAGGACTTCAATCACAACGCGTTATTCGACATTCTCGCCCTGCTCGCCGCCATAGACGAACTGGAAGCCACGGTGACTGTTGCGGAGTCGGAGATTGCAGAACTAGAGGCTGCACGGGACAGGGTGCTGGCTTTGCACAAAAAGCAATACGCTGGGCCATTCCAGTCAACGCCCGCGGGACCGCGCTATTGGTGCGAGGAGTGCAACGTGACGTGGCCCTGCGAGACAGTCAGGACGGTGACACCATGAGCCGCCAGCACGGTCCGAACCGTCGGGGCCTTTCTCGCTCCACGCCCGTAACGATGTCAGAGCTGTCGGTCGCTGCTCATCTGCGCGACCATCCAAACTGCACCTACGGCAACAAGCCCCATTTCGTGCCGCCATGCTTCGGTGATATCGGGTTCTTCATGTGCGACCCGCCAGCCGACATCCGCAATCACACGCGCTGTCGGCCACCGTTCGACCATGAGCATGAGGACCACAAGCCCGAGTGGATGTTCGGAGCCGCGCCATGATCGTCGTCACTGACGGCATGACCCGTCACCAGGAACTTCTTCTGCTCTGGTCCTTCCTGTGGCCCTACCTGGTGGCCCTGGTCATCCTGCTCTGCGTCGTTGAGGCGCTTCACAGATGGGAGCACCGATGACCGAAGATACCGAAATCGAGCGCGCGATAGCCGTCCTGGCCGAGCGCCGGGAGTACGGCTTGCCTATCCCGGCGCGCAACGCTGCCGAAGCCGTAGCGATGGCCAAGAGAGAGGTGCAACATGAACAAGACCGCTGAGGACACCTTCCAAGCATTCCAGGTGCGCTTCCCTGTTGAACTCCATGCTCAGGCCAAAGACCTGGCAGGCCAACAGGGAGTCTCGCTCAACACCTTTGTCATTGCCGCCGTCGAGGCCACCGTCCATCTGCTGACCATCGGTCATCAGTCGGAGGCCTGGGATGCGGCAGTCTCAGCTTCGAGCGGGGAAGGGCTTGGTTCGAGCAGCCCGGCTGACATACCCGGCGCCAAGGACGACGTTGTCATTTCGCCGTTCTCCCTCCCCGTCTCGGCTGTCGGTGTTGTCGACGCTGGGACAGGCATGGTGTCGCCGTTGACGTGCGAGCACCCTGTTTCGGCGCGCCTCGGGACCAAGTGCCTCCGGTGCGGGACCTACCCGGTGTGAACCCTACGATGCCCGCCAACCTGCGGGCGCTGATACCCCGAGAGGAGCAAGAGTGAGCGAAACGAGAGTCAACGAAGTCGAGCAGATCGCGCTGCTCGGCATCGCCAAGCGGGCGCGCATCGCCCGTGACAACAACCTGCCGCTCGAAGTCTCGCCGTCAGAGCTGCTCATGCTCCACAAGTATGCCGACGCGCCCGATGGCCTGGAGTGGGAAAACGCGCTACGCGAGGCGTTCTCAGATGCCCTACCGCACATAAGCGTTTGGCCCTGGGAACCACCAGGCGTCGCGGCTTTCGGCTCGCTGCCGGTCGTCGTGCGGGCGCTGATACCGAAGGAGGAGACGTGAAGCGACTGTGGTTCGTATTTTTCGGTGGCCACGATGAGGACGGTTTTCGTTGGCCGTTCACTGACCGCGTCGAGATGGCCAAGCCTCACTGGTGGTTCACGTTCGCCACGACGACGTTGCCGTGCGGGTGTACCCGTCGCAAGTTGACGCATCGGTTCACGCTTTACGAAGGCCGGTGCCAGACTCATCTAGGCGAACTGGCGATCACCGATGCCCCATGACTGCGTCTCCGGCCTGGTCCTCGTCACCGAGCCCTGACGCGACACTGCCGGACCCCTGTGAGGAAAGGTCCGGCAGTGTGCTCTCCCCGAGGAGGGAGTCCCTTAGGCGACGCTGACCTCCAGCGCGTCGGTGGCCGCTGCGCCCGGCGTTACCTGGCAGGCGACCGGCGCTGGCGTGAACGGCGTGATGCCGTCAGGCTCGAGTGCCGGCGTGCCGTCCGAGTTGAGGACCGTGGCGGACAGGTTGAACGTGCCGATGGTGACGGGGGCAACAGTCCCGGCCGCTGGGTCCACGGTTGCCACCGCGGTGTTGTCGCTGGCGAAGGCGACGACAGCTAGGGCGCCGGGCGACGTGGGGTCCGGCGGAGCGGTGGTGACGTCACCCTTGTCGTCGAGGAACTGCAGGACGGCGGTTCCGGTCTGGTCGATGGTCAAGGTTGCTGGCATGAGGAGTTTCCCTTCTAGGAATAGGTGGAGGCTGGCTGTGCGCGCTCGGTACGGCAGATAGAACAGACGGCAAAGCTCCCGGAGGTACTCGGCAATCTGCTCATCCACTGGCCGACGTCGTTCCTTCTGGTCACCGAACACGACTGCATCTTATCATCGGCTAGCGGCTATACTGTCACTACCGAAAGCAACCCGAAAAGGAGACTGCAATGCCAGAGGCATCTGACACCAAGCCGATCAACCTCCGCATCTCTACCAAGCTGCACGAGCGCCTCACTGCCATCTCGGAGGACCGGATGGTCGGCATGAACAAGATTGTCACCAAGGCCATCGAGAAGTACCTCGGTGAGCTCGAGGGCCACGACCCCCTCGCTCCCACGCATGGCTGAGCAAGAGTCACGTCCTTTCGCGGACCTACGTCCGACCGGTCTGCTGTGGCTTATCAATGTGACTGTCTTTCACCCTCGCGGCTATGCCTTGGCACTTCACTTTGAGGACGCTGAGCACCAGGTCTGCACCGGCTGGTCTTTGATGGGCGATGGCAGCGAGTCGTGGTCGATGAGGGACCCCGAGATGACCCCGGAGCTGGAAGCAATCATCGCCGTCGACCCCGTGGCGGGTATGACGAATGACGACCTGTTCCGTGCCGCAGCCGCGTTGCTCAAGCCGAAGCTGGATATGCCGGAGTCCGTGAGCTAGCTGCAGTGGCAGGATAGCTGCACGAGGGGACATGAGGCCCTAACCTGGACCTTGTGTCCCCTCGCCAGCAGTTGCCGACCCGGATCGACGCCCCCGCGGAGCTGCAGCGCCGTCTAGCTGAAACCGAACTGCGGCTCCGCGAGGTCAATCGCCTTCGAATCAAGCGGTGGGAGTACAACCCCGTTTTGTGGGCACGCGAATGCATTGCGTGGCCCGAAGGCCAGGGCCTGACCACCTACCAAGAGGGGACGCTCGACGAGCTTGTCAAGACCGGCAGGGTCGCAGTCCGCAGTGGCCACGGCACAGGCAAGACCACAACCAACTCGATGGCGGCTTTGTGGTTCGCCACCACCCGAGAGTTGGCTGGCTACGACTGGAAGGTGCTGACGACCGCCGGCGCGTGGCGCCAACTCGAAAAGTACCTCTGGCCGGAGATTCACCTTTGGGCGCGCCGCATCAAGTTCGAGGTCCTCGGTCTCAAGCCTTTCAACAGTTCACAGCTCCTCGACCTTGCGCTCAAGCTCGACAACGGCGAGGCCTTCGCTGTCGCTGCCTCGGACCCTGCTCTCGTCGAGGGCGCCCACGCCGTCTGCCTGCTCTATATCTTCGACGAGTCCAAAGCCATCGACGCCCGCATCTTCGACGCCGCCGAGGGTGCTTTCGCTGGATCGAGCAACAAGATCGGCACACTCCCCGAGGCCTTCGGCCTAGCCCAGAGCACACCTGGCGATCCCGAGGGACGGTTCTACGATATTCACGCGCACCGTCCTGGTCTGGAGGACTGGAGCACCAGACATATCACCCTCAAGGAGGCCATCGCAGCTGGCCGCATCACTGAGGACTGGGCCGAGAAGCGCAAGAAGCAGTGGGGGGCGCAGAGCCAGCTCTACAACAACAGGGTGCTCGGTGAGTTCAAGGGTTCTGAGGGCAACTGCGTCATCCCGCTCGCGTGGGTCGAAGCGGCACAGGACCGCTACCGGGAATGGGTAGACGACGGGTCACCAATCGAGAAATACACGGACCTCGGAGTTGACGTTGCACGAGAGGGTGACGACGAAACCGTCCTTGCCTACAAGGCAGGCCACGTTGTCACTCGACTCGAGCACCACAACTGGGACGACACGACCATCACGGCCGGGTGGGTCAACGCGGCTCTCCATGCTCACCAGGGTGCTCGCGCTGTCGTTGACACCATCGGGGTCGGAGCCGGCGTCTTTGACATGGTGCGGCAGGAGCATGGTCGCAGGGCCATTCCGTTCAATGCTTCGGAGGCGACGGACCGTACGGACAGGACCGGGGAGCACCGTTTTCTCAATTGCCTGACAGGCGATGCTCGAGTCGCTCCTATCGGTCAGCTACGGCGAATCTGGAGAAGCTGGCACGATGGTCCGCTCTACCGGGTCAAGACGGCCGGTGGAGATGACTTCACCGCAACCCCGAATCACAATGTACTGACGCTCGGGGGCTGGGTCCCTGTCCAGGCGCTCAGCGTGGGCGACAAGCTCTGCGACGCCTCGTTCGGACAGGGCATGTCCTTTGGTCAGCCAGAGATAGGCCAGGTGCCACCCACGCTCAGCGAGGTCTACGGCGCGGCTCGCATGTTGTTTGAACCAGAACGGATGGTAAGCGGCGCTGTGAACTTCCACGGCGACCGTCCCGTGGGCGAAGTCGAGGTTGTAACGGTCAACGGGCAGTTGCTCTACCCCCCAGGCCGGGGGCAACAGAGCTCGAACCCGCAACTCGTCTGGGAGTTGCTTGGACAAGGTGATCTGTCGAGTGAGAGTAGCCCGACGAAGACCAACAATGTTCTTAGGGACGAAGGACGGCACGCTGATTGGCGTGTTCCAGCCGTCCGCCCACATGGCCGTTCGAGCGCGATGCTCGGCTTCGGTCATCCGCTCGGATCGCAGCCGGTTGGCTTCGGTGTTGGCTCTGAGGGCTACACCCTGCTGGCACAGGGTACGTGTTACGACGCGTTCGGCCAGTCCGAGTCGCCTGCCCAGGGCTTTGGCAGACTCACCGGCCAAGTAGTTGTCAACGAGTCCGACCGGGTCGGCTACTTGGGAACGCAAGAGCAACGCGGCCTCGGCCTGATTCCGTGGACCGATGTTGTGTTCTCGCAAAACTCGCCGTGGCACGTCCCGGTCGACCCCGTAACGCTTGCTCAGCGAGTGCAGGGACTCGCCCGCCAGATACCGACTAACGATGTCGTCAGCATTGATGTCATTCCTGCGTCCCGGCATGGCGGCTCCTACGTCTACACGATGGAAACTTCAACTGGGGCCTATCGGTCTAAGTCAACGGTCGCAAGGAATTGTCGAGCCGCCGCCTGGTGGTACCTCCGTGACCTTCTCGACCCGGCCGCGGGTGCAATGCTCGCTCTACCTGACGACGACTTGATGGTAGGCGACCTGACGGCCGTGCGCTGGAAAATCTCTCGTGGAGGGAAGATTCAGGTCGAATCCAAGGAGGAAATCAAGGCTCGAATCCACCGTTCGACTGACTCCGCTGATGCCGTTATCCAGGCATGTCTCTGGGAGGTGCGTCGCGCGCGCATGACCTTCGCTGGCAAAGTGGGACGTCGGGCGAACCAAGTCGTAGGCTCTGCTTCATGAGACTCCCGAAGATTGAGCGAATCCAGGTTGCTGAAGTCCGCCCCGATGACGTCATCATTCTTCACTTGCCGTCAGGAACTAACGCGGAGACTGCACATCACCTACTTGACTGCTGGGGCGACGCTAGCAGCCTCCCGAACAAGGTGATTGCCGTTACTGGTGACGGACTCAGGATTGAAATCGAGCGCCCCACACCATGAACATGCCCTGCACTCACGCTGTCATGGAATGGCGACCCCACGGACGCAACAAGCCGCCGATACAGGAGAACGTCCAGGACTGCACCTGCATGGACTACCAGCTTGCGCCGGGCGACAATCCCGACGAACTCTGCGACTGCAGCCACACCCCCAGGGACCACGGGCTGTGATTGTCACCCTCTACATCGTAATAGGCGTAGTATGTGCCTCGACCGGGTTCTTCACCGGCTACATAGTTGCTCACCGCCGGCTCCCGACAACGTTGGCTCGGATGACGGAAGGGGAGTTGGCCCAATTGGCAGCACAGACAGCAGCCAGAAGGGTGTTCCCTTCACCTGCGCCTCTTCCAACCCTCGACGAACGTAACGCGGCTGCCCTGAGAGCCTCCCGCGAGAACGCCATATTCCGGCGTGAGCAGAACCTGTGACTACCGTCTCCACGCGCCAGCGAAAGCACTATCGGCGCGTGCGTGCTGGTCACCCGAAGCAATGCGCCATCTGTAAGACCTTGACACGCGAGGGCCGGATCAGAGCTAAGGGAGCTCCTCCGACAGGCCCGTCGTTCGTGTGCGTGCCCTGTTGGGACAAGCTCCCGGTACCGGAGCCGAAGCTATGAGCGTGCTCGACCGCATCGCGACGCGTGCCATGCCGCAGACCACCACTTCCGGGCGCACGTTGCCTGGGATGGGCCAGCGGCCCACGGGCAACATCGTGGACAACATCCCTCTCGGGCGCCGCAATGCCAGGAACGGGGTAGTCGCCGGTACAGCGAACATCACCTTTGCCTCTCCGGGTCAACCACTCGCTCTCCACTGGGACGGGGCGTCCTCTGTTGAGGCTTACTACCAGTCGCTGTGGGTGATGCGCTGCGTGCGCACCATTGCCGAGACGCTGGCCGCCCTCCCCTTCATGGCTGGCAAGAGTGCTCGGAACCCGAACACGTCTACTCTGAAGTGCCCCCTCGCGTACATGCTCGGACCGCCCCCCGGCAGCCCGAATTCCCGCACCACCGCTCGCGCTCTCTGGGCCTGGACCGTCTGTCAGTACATAGTGACCGGCAAGGTGGGCTGGGAGACGCAGCTCGACACGCAGAACCGTGTCATTGGGCTCTGGCCTCTCGTGTCGCCCTGCCTCACCCCAGTCCCCTCCATGGGCGGCGACAGGTGGTGGGACAGCTTCCAGTACCAGACTCCCTACGGCATCATCGAGCTGCAGAACGAGAACGTCATGTACGGATGGCGTCCGTCCTTGCGTGACTGGCGCCAGCCGGAGTCACCTCTCGAGTCCGCCCGCAGCGCCATCTCGATGCAGGTCGGCATCGAGCGGTTCATGAACGGCCTGTTGAAGAATGGCCTGACTGCCGCTCACATGGTCATCTCGCCGCCCTTCGAGGAGCCGGAGATGCGCCGTGCCTGGCAGGAGCAGTTCCTGACCGAGTTCACTGGCGTCGACAATGCCGGCAAGACCATCTTCGGTGAGGCCGAGCTGTCTGACAAGGACCAGCGCATTCCGCAGGTGCAGGTGCAGCAGATCGGTACCCGGCCGGTCGACGCTCAGCTGCTCCAGATGTGGCAGCAAGCCAAGATCGACGTCACTGTGGCGTTGGGGGTGCCGGAAAGCCTAATAGGCAACGCGAGCCAGAGGACCTACGCAAACGCGGATTGTTTGAAAGCTAACGAATATGTGCGGCTCGCTAATGGTGAAAGATACCAGGCTAAGGACCTAGTCGGTAAGACTTTCGACGTGCTTACCACGACGCCATACGAACAAATCAAGAGGGTCGAAGCCTACGCCCATTGGAACAAAGTCGAGCCCACCTATGCAGTGACAACCGAGTCCGGGCGTCGGATCATGGCGAACGACAGGCATCCTCTCTACGCCGCCACCTACACCGCGGTGAGGAACGTGAAGCGTGGGTCTCCCGGCCGTCCTGCGGTAGGCGAGGAGCCAAAGGTGCCGCGTGGCGAAGCTGGGGTCGAAGTCAAGGGCTGGACGCCCATCGGCGAACTCAAGCCCGGCGACCTTGTCGCGGTGCCGACCGAGCTCCCATATGAGGGCGACGGACCCCTGACGGTTGAGGAAGCTGCTGTGCTCGGGGCCATAGTCGGCGACGGATGCTCCACTG